GTCAACCACCCCCGGCTGAAGCCGGGGGCTTGAAGGAGTAGCGCATGCCAAGCGTGAAACGGAGAGTTAAACGGGAGACTAGGGTGGCCAAGGTCCGAGAGGGCCGTTTGAAGGCAACTGAACCGACTGGACGTGGCAGTCCAAAACATGGTGCGGATGCTCCCCAAGTCTGCACCCTCTGTGTCGGTCAGCCCCGATGGGGTTAATAGCCGCCCGCAAGGGCGAGATAGGAGGTAACTCTTATGCTTTGTCACGGCTACAAGCGCGGTAGCCTCGTCAAACATCCTAAATGGGGCATCGCCTATGTAGGTGGTGTTCTCAAAGACCGAATCAGCCTTCACCGACTCGCCGATGGGAAGCGGTTGTGCCAGAACGCCCGCCCGTCGGATTGTAAGTTTCTGGCGTTCAACTCTTGGAGGACGCGGCTCCTCCCCGGCATGAATGCCGGGGTCTCCGCCGCGTGATATTAGTATGAGCAGTGACGTTACAGAACTGTATCGGAAGTACCGACCATCTCGCTTTTCCGAAGTCATTGGCCAGTCAGAGGTCGTTAGTACCCTATCTGAGCTTGGTCGTAGAAATGCACTTCCGCATTGCTTGTTGTTTTCTGGTCCATCAGGCGTTGGTAAGACATCGCTGATTCGTATTCTGAAAAACAAATTACACTGCGGCGATCGTGATTACGTTGAGTTGAATGGTGCCGAGGCACGTGGCATTGATGTCGTACGTGATATTCAAGCTACATTGCATTTTCGTCCTATTGACGGAGAATGTCGCATTTGGGCTATTGATGAAGCTCATCGCCTTACGGCCGATGCTCAATCAGCGCTACTGAAGCTCTTGGAAGACACGCCGTCTCATGTGTACTTCTTCCTTGCTACGACGGAACCTCAAAAGTTGCTTGAGACGATTCGTACACGATGCACTGAATTCGTATTACGTCCTCTTTCACGTGATGACTTGAAAACGATCGTTAAACGTGTACTTGATCGTGAACAGCGTTCGCTTTCGGAGGATGTCATTGAAAAGATAGCTGAAGTGTCATCAGGTAGTGCTCGCAAGGCTTTGGTTCTCTTGCATTCTGTAATTGGCTTTGATGATGAGCAGCAGCAACTTGATGCCATTCAGAAATCCGAGATGAAGCATCAGGCCATTGAGTTAGCACGTCTTTTGTTCAGGCCTTCCACGACTTGGGCTGACTTAGCACGTATCATTGTCGACATTCCACCCGACGAGGCTGAATCCGTGCGTTGGCTCGTTTTGTCATACAGCGTCAGCGTAGCGCTTAAGAATCCCAATTTGGCAGAGCGTGCCGTTCAAGTCATTGATTGGTTTCGTGATGATTGGCTTTCCTGTAAACATGCAGGGCTGGTTCAAGCATGTTGGGAGTTAACCAATGCTAAATAGTGATAACTTGGAACGCGAGCTGCGCATTGATGAGTATGCCTTAGATCGTGAATGGTTGTCACAGCCGCGCTTATGCTTGCGGTATGGCATGATGCTTGCCGATGCACGACGTAAGCTTGAAGAGGCTCGCAATGAGCTTGAAGTCGTTCGTGCTGACTTGGATAAAAGCATTCGGTCCTCGCCTGACGATTACGGCATTGCGAAAGTTACGGAAACAGCAATCCAGAGCGCTATTCAATCATCATCGGCTTTTCGTAAAGCTCAGCAGCGCTTGATTGATGCCAAATACTACGTTGACTTGCTCGGGGCTGTAATGCAGTCGATTGAGCAGAAGCGATCAGCGCTCGAGAACTTGGTGAAGCTGTTTTTAGCCGGCTATTACGGACAGCCGAAATTGGGTGACGATTCGGATGACTTTGACGAGTTGGTTAAACGTCGTTTACGTAGAAGGAGAATGAGCGATGAAGCGCAGGGGTCGTGAGCGTCGTAGAGCTGGCAGCCACATGCGTGACTTGCGTCACGGTAGTACGTTTGGCTTGTCGACACTGATTCTACCACAAAACCTGTCGTTATGGTCTCCCAAAGCAGGTATTAAGCGTATTGACATCATTCCGTATGAGGTTGGCAAAGGTAATCCCTATGCCGACGAAGGGACTTGGTATTACGAGCGAACTTACTGGGTCCATCGCAATGTCGGTGTTAGCGAAAATAGTTACGTATGTCCAGCTAGGACCGTTGGTAAGGCCTGTCCCATTTGTGAAGCACGTTCTAAACTTGCTCGAGACCCCTCGGCGGACAAAGACGTCATTCGTACTCTCAAGCCGAGGGAAAGGCAACTGTTTCTAGTGTACGATCATGATGAGACCGACAAGGGTGTCCAGCTTTGGGATGTATCGTATTTTGCCTTTGGCGTGCTTCTCGACGATTATCGTCGTGATGCCGACGAAAGCGAAAAGCATATCATTGACTTCGATGACTTCGAGGCTGGTTCGACCTTGCGTGTCTCGTTCAAAGAGGAATCAATTGGATCGTCAACATTTGTAAAGGCTTTTCGCATTGACTTTAAGCCTCGACAGAAGCCACTTGATGATGAGTTACTGGACCATGGCATTTGTCTGGACAGTTTGATCAAGATACTGTCTTACGAAGAACTGTTCTCGATATTCTACGAAGAGGTTAAACGGAAGGTCGACGATATTGGCACCGATGATGAGGAGGATGATGATATCCCTTTTGACGAGCAGCTTAATGTGAAGCGTTCTGATGAGCCTGAGAAACCGAGGTTGTTCGAATGGGATGAGTGATGTTAATCGTATTCGTGAAGCCTTGTTAAGCAAATGGCATAGCCGACCAATGCGTGATGATGACTTGTTAAGCTCTGGCAGCACACTTTTGAACCTAGCTTGTTCAGGTCGAGCTGCCGGAGCCTTTCTCAAAGGCCATTACTACTTCTTTTGTGGCGACTCGGCGAGTGGTAAAACCTGGATTGGTTTAACCTGCTTTGCCGAGGCCGCACTCAATCCAAACTTCAGTGAGTACCGATTTATCTACGATTCGGTGGAGATGGGTGCGCTCATGGACATTGAGCGCTACTTCGGCAAGGCTGTTGCTGAGCGCTTGGAAACGCCATCCAGATCGGAGCCTTACTGCAGCCGCACTGTACAAGATTTTTATCGGCATCTTGATGATGCCATTAAACTTGGGAAGCCTTTTATCTACGTCTTGGATTCTCAAGATGCCTTATCAAGCGAGGAGGAAATCAAGACGTTTCAGTTACAGAGGACCAAGTCTATAGGTTCGTATGGTGATGCCAAGGCCCGTTATCACAGCGGGCATATTCGCCAGGTGCTTGGTCCTTTGTCCGACTTGGGTTCCATCTTGATCATCCTGAACCAAACTCGAGAGTCCTTTGATCCGTTTGAGAGCACCACGTACAGTGGTGGGAGGGCCTTGCTGTTTTATGCCACCATTCAGCTTTGGTCGAAAATTAATTCGCATATTGTTCGCGTTGTTCGTGGTAAAAAGCGCGAGCTGGGCATCATTAGCAAGATTCGTGTAAAGAAAAACCGGTTGACTGGCAAAGATCGCACGGTCCTCGTTCCGATTTACCACAGCTTTGGCATTGATGACATTGGTTCTATGATAGATTTTCTGGTCGACGAAAATGTTTGGACCAAGCACGGTGATGTCATCACCGTACCTGATCCTCCTCTGAAGGCACGACGTGAGCGCTTGATCAAGATTTTCGAGGACCGTCGCGATGAGCTGGTGGCTTTAGTTCAGAAAGTCTGGGACGAGATTGAGCAGGCTTGTGAAGTCAAACGAAAACGGAGGTACCAATGAATGGGCTCGCGTGAAAAGAGAAAAGGAGCACGTGGCGAGCGTGAATTGGCCATGGTATTAAGTGAGGTGTTAGGTGTTAGGTGCCATCGAGGTAGACAATACCACGGCGGACCGGAAGCACCTGATGTGGTGGTCGATATTCCAGGCCTTCACGTAGAATGCAAGCGCTGCGAAGGTATCTCGGTTTACAAGGCCATGGAACAATCACAAAGGGATGCCGGGTTTGGTAAGATTCCGATCGTATGCCATCGCCGCAATCGCAAGGACTGGATCGTTATGCTGTACTTACATGACTTGAAGCGCTTCGTTCAACTATTGTCGTACTTCATTGACAAAGGAGAATAGTATGGCCATTGAGTCACTGAGTCTGCATAACTTCCAGTGCCATGAGCATCTTGACATTGCGTTCGACCCACAGCTAACAACGATTGTTGGTCCTAGCGACGTCGGCAAAACAGCCATCTTAAGGGCCTTGAAATGGGTGACCATCAATCGACCACTTGGCGAGAACTTTCGGCGCATTGGTGCTTCTCATTGTACCGTCGTACTTAAGGTTGATGGCCATGTCATTGAGCGCCACAAAGGACGTCAAAACATCTACAAGCTAAACGGTCAGACGTTATCGGCCTTTGGAAGTGGTGTTCCGGATAGCATTGCCAACCTGCTCAAGATGGAATCACACCACTTTCAAGGTCAGTATGATGCTCCCTACTGGTTTGACTTGACACCCACAGCTCTTACGGCTGAGCTGAACCGCTTGGTTGAGCTAGATGTTATTGATCATGCCATTGATTGTCTTTCCAGTCGTTGGCGCCGGCTCAAGACGGAGTATGAGATGACGCATGAGAGGTTAGAGAGCGCCAAAAGCCAGCTCGACCAATTGTCATGGGTTCCCGAGATGGCGAAGCGGCTGGACCAACTAGAACAGATGCAATCTCGCTTCAACGAAATGCGAAATCGTATGACGGAATTGTGTGGTTTATTGGAACGTATCGACAAGTTGATGGCATGTAAGCGGTACGAGGAGGCGGTATGGGCCGTTTGGTTGGAATGGGGACAACCACTCGAACACCGCTTACGTGAGATTCGTGAATGCCATCGCACAAGACGTTCACTGATGCTTATCCTCGACCAAATTCGGAATTACCGTGAGAAGTTTCAGCGGGACAAGCAGCTATGGGATTACTGGGAACAGGTCGGTACCACATTGAAGGACAAGAGCAAAAGGATTTTAGCATTACGGCAAGATATAATATCACTGAAAAGATTGTTAACGGCTATAGCATCGGCCAAAGAAGCCTTTGAGTCAGCCAAGCAGCAGGCTGAACAGCTTGAAGCTCGCTGGAAACAGGAAGGCGTATGCCCTGTTTGTGGGAGGCCATTATGAGTGTTATAGCATTACTGGTCTCGGACATTCATCTTAGTCATGTGCCACCGGCGGCACGAAGTGCTGAGCCTGATTGGTACGAGGCCCAAGCACGCATCTTACGACAACTTCGGTCATTGCAAGATACCTTCCATGGCGTTCCGATCATCTGCGCTGGAGATGTTTTTGATCGTTGGAACAGCCCACCTGAACTGATCAACTTTGCCATTAAACACCTACCGACCTTGCACGCCGTTCCTGGTCAGCATGATTTGCCTTATCATGATGTGGCCTTGATTGAGAAGTCGGCCTTTTGGACCTTGGTTTGCGAAGGTACCATCAAGTACCTCAATGGGATACATGACTTCAATGGTTTTCATGTCGTAGCTTTCCCGTGGGGATGTCCTCTTAAGCCGAATCCATTACAAGCAGGCTTGTCCGTATTGGTGACACATCGCTATGTTTGGATTCATGGACGTGGTCACTACTGTGCTCCTGATGATGCCAACTTAGCGCAATTGAGGTCCATCGTCGACACATATACGGTCTGCGTATTCGGTGACAATCATCAAGCCTTTATGGTCGACGGCCGCATCGTTAACTGTGGCTGCCTCATCCCACGGAAAAGCGATGAGCGCTTTCGTCCGCCCTTCGTGACCCTGCTTCACAGCGACGGTCATCTTGAGCGCATTCCACTGGATTGTTCTCAGGATCAATGGACTAAGACACCGGAAACATCTAACCGACTAGAACACTTTGTCGGCAGTTTACAAGACTTGGAGGTAGCCCCTCCCGATTTTCGTACACTGTTACAACAGTACCTAGAGGTTAACCAAATACGGCCAAGTGTCAAAGCCTTAATTTGGGAGGCGATTGATGGACATCCTTGATCGCTACAAGAAGTACCGAGAGGAAGCAGAACAATGCCGCCGACGTGCCGATATGGCCGAAGGCTCACTACGCCAATTACGTAAGCAGCTTGCCGAGGAGTTCGGATGCCATGATGAGCATGAAGCTCAACGACTGCTCCATGAACTAGAACAACAACTCGCTGAATTGGAACAGTCCTTCCAAAAGGAGTTTGCCCAGTTTGAAGAACAATGGCATCAGTTAACGGGAAGCACTCATGACCACAACCTACCGACAGCGCATCAATGAGTATCTGTTCCGCTATCGTCAGGCTCAGGAGACCCTTGCCCAAGAGTCTCAACAATTGCAACGTATCCAGCAGGACCTTGATGATACGGAGCAGGCCCTTGCAATTGTTCGTCATGTGGCCACCAAAATCCAAGAGCAAGTTCACTATCACCTAGCCACCATCGCCACCAAATGTCTCCATGCCATTTTCGACGAACCATATACAGTACAGATCAATTTCCAGCAACGACGACAAAAAACTGAATCACTCTTGGTCCTAGAAAAGCATGGCATGCTCTTTCAAGACCCCTTAAACGAAATTGGAGGCGGTGTCATTGACGTGACCAGTCTCGGTCTCCGTATCGCATCCATCATGTTACAACGTCCCGCACGACGCCGTGCCATCATTCTCGACGAACCTTTCAAAAACATCCGTGGCACCGTATACCGCAATCGTACCAAAGAACTGCTACTAAAACTGTCACAAGAATTAGGCTTCCAGTTCATCGTTAACACTGACATCGAGGCTTTTCGTTTAGGTAAGATCGTAGAACTGTCATGATTACCAAACTCAAAGGTGTACACATTCCAAATGCTATCTTGAAGCTAATGTCACTAGGAATGCTTAGCCCGGCTGAAGCTATTCTGTATGCTATTCTTTACGAAACACGTGGTGAAGTCATTCGCAACCACGAGCTAGCTAAAGTTTTCCGATGCCGGGGTCTTACCATTACACGTATGCTCAATCATCTGGTTAAGCTAGGACTAGTACATCGGGAAGGACTCGGTATAGCTCGCCGTATGAGAGCCATAGAAGTTCATCATGCAACGGTTTACCGTAAAGTCATTGCTCAGGAGAAGCTCAAAGATTCAGAGATTCAGATGTAGTTTAGATGCAGATTACTGTAGATGTAGTTTGTATGGATCGATTTTACCTGCTTCAGCCCGTATTCCCGCTGTGGTTTGCAGGGGCTCGGATACAATTTGACTACACATCCCTACCCCCACCCCCTACCCCCTACCCCCCCTACCCCCCCTACCCCCCTACCCCCCCTAAGGGGGGTCCTCCCTGATAGTGATGGGTTCCGAG